ACAATTCCAACCTACTTTAACTATAACGGTACACCGTTAAACCCAGCGCCACCAAACTTACCAGTATCTGCGCCTAGCAACTATACGCCTCAATTTGAGAACCAAATATTAAGCCAGCTACGTTTGTACTTTAACCAGCTAAATAACTATACCCAAGCTACTGCTATACCAGACTACGGAACAAAAACCCAAAGACCGACTGCTAATCAACAAATTGGTCAGTTTTACTTTGATACCACTCTTGGGTATCCTATTTGGTGGAACGGTACTAAATGGGTAAATGCTAGTGGAACGGTGGTTTAAATGATAAACTTCAATAAATACGTATTAAAGGAGGCCATTTATGGCTAATATGGGAATTGGTGCAGCTATGCTTATGAAGCATGCTATGGGTGACAACGCAGGTAATGCCGGAATCAGTGCGCTTAATCCTTCCATGCCCCCTGCACAAATGGCTCCTAAAAAGCCTGCAGCTAGCGCTTTAAAAATACTAACTAATTACTTCCAAAACCGTGGAATCCCTATCCCACAAGGTATGGCTGCAGTACAAAAAGAAATATCCGAAGGTTTACAATTACTTCAGTTTAGGCAGTCAATTATGGCTATTAAAGAAATGGGTCAAGGAGTTGCCCAGATTCACTTTTTTACTTTAGATACCGAAGCCCAACTTAGCGAAGATGTTAAACACTTTATTAATTTGCTTCGTAAAGCGGGTATTCATACTATCTACGATAAAGATGCTGACCCAGTACTTATGCAAGCTGCCCAACCTATGGGGGTTACAGCACAGCAATCAGATCAACCACAGTTTAAGTTAATGGCTACTCTATGAGCCTAGTAATACAGCCTTCGTTTAAAAAAATAGAAGCTATGTTGCCCCAGCTTCGTGCTATGCCGCAAGTTAAATGTGTTGAAAAACATCATTTTGGACCTGGAATGTATGTTAAAGAAGTTACTATGCCTGCTGGCTCTATTATTGTAGGTAAACCCCATAAGACTGAACATTTATGTATTTTGCTGCAAGGCAAAATGAAACTAGTTAAAGAAGATGGGGAAGTTATAGAGTTAGTTGCCCCTGCTACTTTTGTAGGTAAACCCGGTAGGAAAATAGCTTACATAATCGAAACCGTTGTTTTTCAAAATATTTTTGCAACCGATGAAACTGATGTGAAAAAGCTAGAACACATGTTTGTCGAGAATCCGTTATTGGAAGGAAACTAATATGGCATTTGTTGACGTTGGTGTAGCTATTATTGGATCCGAAGCCGCTGCAGCTATTGGTACTGCTGGCACTGCTGCTATCGGTTCTGGTTTAGTTGGTGCTGGTACAGGTGCATTAATGGCGGGTATCCAAGGAAAAAATGTGCTTAATGGCGCATTAATGGGTGGTGCGCTTGGTGCTGTAGGTGGTGGTATTGGTGGATCAATGATGGGTGCCGCAGGAAATGTTACTGGACAAATTGGTACTGATGTTGCTTCAATGCAAGCGGCGGGAGCAAGTTATAGCGAAGTAAACCAAGCTTTAATGGATACCTATGGTATGACTTCAGCCCAAGCTGATGCAGCTATAACCCAAACAGCCCAAACAGGATCAACTGCTGGTGGTATTAATGCCGCTTCTGCCAATGCTTTAGATAAAGGTGTAGGTATTGCAAGTAATATTGGTCCAAGTACGGCCCCCGTAGGTAGTAGCAATGCTGCTGTTCAAGGCGCTAAAACCGCTATGACTAACCCAAACCTTTTAAAATACGGTGTACCTGCAGCTATGGTTGCCTATGGTTCAGGTTTATTTGGTAATAAAACTAGTGGTCCCGGCATTACTTCACAAAACACTATTGGTCAATCTAAGCCTGTACCGGGTATTATGAGTGCCCAGCTAAGCCCAAATTATCAAGGTTACTTCCAAGCAGCTGAGGGTGGCATTGCTAAGTTAGCTGTAGGTGGTGGGGCTGAAGCCGAAATGACTCCTGACGTTAACCAAACATCGGTTAATCCTGCTGATCTGAATCAAAGTAAAAGTGCTAGTTTATCCCCACAAACACAGTCTTTATTAAACCAATATGGTATTAACCAAAGCCAAGCAACGGGTGTTCTATCAGCATTACAAAGCCAAGGTATTGGTAATCAACCAACTCATGCAGCTTCAGGCGGTATTATGGGTTTAGCCTCTGGTGGTGGAACTGGCTATCACTTAGGTGGTTATTCAGATGGTGGTCGTTTACTTAAAGGTCCTGGCGATGGTATGTCCGACGAAATTCCTGCAACAATTGGTCATAAACAACCAGCCCGTTTGGCTGATGGTGAGTTTGTTGTGCCTGCTGACGTTGTCTCGCATCTTGGTAACGGTTCTACTGATGCTGGTGCAAAGCACCTCTATAAGATGATGGATAACATACGACATGCTCGCACAGGTAATAAGAAACAAGGCAAACAAATTAAGGCAGACAAATACTTACCAAAATGATCATTAGCCACATCCAGACAAACTACTGTGCCCAAATTTGGCCTAAAGTAGAAGGTTTTTTAGCAGAAGCCTGTAAGTTTGGCGATGAGTACACATTAGATCAGATTAAAGTGTTTGTTTGCACAGGGCAATGGATGTTGTTAGTGGCAGGAGATAATGAGAAAATATACGGCGCAGCAACAGTAAATTTTCTAAATATGCCAAACAGTAGGGTAGCATTTGTTACAGCTATAGGTGGAAAGTTAATTTCCAGTAAAGATACTTATGGTCAGATGGTAGAAATTTTTAAGCATTTTGGAGCTACTAAAGTTCAAGGTGCTGCTAGAGAGTCTATTGCACGTTTGTGGAGTAGATACGGGTTTAAAGAACGCTACAGGATTGTAGAGGCAAATATATGAATTTGATTAAATTGTTAAAGTGGTTTTTTATAGACCAATTTATGTTGGGTTTTGGTGGCGGCGGATCTAGCGGTGGTGGTGGAACCACACAATCAGTATCAAATCAATATTCAAGTCTATCACCTTGGGCAGCGCCCTATGTGACGTCTATGCTTGGTGCTGCTCAAAACCAAGTGTTTCAAACTGACCCAACCTCGGGTCAAATTACAGGCATGAACCCATACAATGCTTTTGGTACATCCAATGGTCAAGGTGGTCAATATGGTATGACTGCTAATGATATGACTGCCGCTAATTCTGCAGTGGCTCCATTTAGTCAACTTCAAAACCAATCTTTTGGTGCTGCAAGTAATCTGCAAACTCCTGGACAGTATGGTATGGCTACTGGCGCCGCTGGTATGGGTACTATGGGTGCTTTAGGTGCAGGTCAAAATCTGCAAAACACTCTGACTAGTGGTAATGCTATGAGTCAGTATATGAACCCATATATTCAAAATGTGCTTAACCCAGCTCTACAGCTATCTAACCAACAGTATGGTATCGCAGGACAACAAGCCCAAAGCGCTGCTACAGGTGCAGGTGCTTTCGGCGGATCACGTAATGCTTTAGCACAAGGTTTAAATCAACAAAATCAAATGCTGGCTAATAACCAGTTAATTGGTAACGCCTATAACACTGCATATGGTAATGCACAAACTCAAGCTAATAACGTAGCTAATATTGGGTTACAAGGTAATCAAGCTGCTATTACTGGTGGTAATACTTTAGCTAATATTGGTGCTTCACAAAATGCTACTAACTTGGCTAATATTGGTGTACAAAATCAATACGGTCAACAACAGACTGCGGGTCAGCAAGCAATTATTAATCAGGCTATGCAGAACTACCAGACCGGTCAACAATATCCAATACAACAACTTACTAATCTAAAAAACTTAGCTTCTGGTATTCCTGTTACAGATACAACTCAAGTTCAACAAGTTGCTCCCCCTTCTACTGCTAATTTAATTGGTGGTGCTGGAATGACTGGGCTTGGTATTGCTGCTGCAAGTGGTAACGCACCTACAACTACTATTAATATGAATACGCCACAAGTTGCTGCTGCTAAAGCTGGCGGTATTATGAAAATTAAACGTATGGCTAATGGTGGTATTGGTTCTATTGTTACTAAAGCTATAGATGATCCAAAGTCGGTACCAGATCAAAGCCTTAAAGATGGGGTAATTCCAAAAGGATTACCTGCTGATTTAGTTAGCGCATTAAAAACAAGCGAATCTTTACAGTCTAAAGCTATTTCACCAGCACCTACATCTACAGTTGTTCAAGATAATGATGCTAAGTTGCAACAGCAAGTAGCCCAAACTCAAGCAGTAGATTTACAAAAGCTACAAGCCGCATTACCTACTATTTTGGCTGACTTAAAAGTTCAAAGAGATATTGCTGAAGAAAAAGGCAACAAAAAAGAAGTTAAACAAATAGATATGATGATGTCGGAAATACTTGCTAAAGCTCAAGAAGGTCAAGCTCAGCAAATGCAACCGCAAAGTATTCAACAACTAGCTCAACCACAACAAGCCCCACAAGGTATTCAACAATTAGCACAACCCCAACAAGCCCCTCAACAAATGGCTCAAGCTCCACAACAAGTCCCACAAGGTATTGCTGGTGGTGGAGTTATTGCTTTTAGAAAAGGTGGTGAAGTTAAACGTTTTCTTGTTGGTGGTACAAGTACTGACGATTCCAGCGCAGACCTTTCTCCTATTTTTAGTAAAATTGGTAGTGCTTTTAGTAATGTAGCTAAAGGGACTGTTAATGCTATGGATCCTGACGCACCTGCTCCAACACCTGTAGAAACTAAACCTCCAGTAGAAACTAAACCCCCAGTAGAAAAACCTAACAATAAAATTATTATTGGTGACCGTGCTCCTTCTGTGCCTAGAGAACCAAGTGCTCCAGTTGTTAATATGGATACATTTGATGTTACTAAGTCTACGAATAATATTACCAAAATGGTAGATAACTTTTCTAATATGTTAATGAGTCAGTACAATCGTGACGATTCAAGCAAAGCTATTAGTAATGCACTTATAGCTGGTGGTGCTGCTTGGGGTAGCCATAAAGGTGTTGGTACTGGAATGGGTGATGCTATTGGTGCATTTGGTCCTGAATATCTACGTAGTACACAAGCTGAAAATGACCGTAAAGATAAGTTAATGGGTCAATATATGGCATTAGGTATGAGTGGCGCTGGATTGCAAATGCAAGCTCAAAAATTGGGTATTGATGCTGCAGAATTTAAAGCTAAAGCACCGTTGTACGCTGCACAAGCACACTACTATCTTAATAAAAAGAATACAGGTAGCCAAGGGCTTGGTTCTGTTTCCGGTACTGTAGTTCAAAAAGAACTTGATGCTGCAGAAGGATATAAAGCTAACCCGTCAACTGCACCATTTTTTAAGAATTTACCAAAAGAGACTCAAATTGCTTTAACTAAAACTGATCCTAGCTCTGGTTCTTACCAGCGTAATATGGATGTATTTAATCAGGCACTAGATGACTATACTGGTAAAAGATTAAGAACTATGCAGTTTTTTGGGGCAAAAACTCCTGTAGTAGCTTCTAGCGCAGAATAAGGACCACTATGCCAAAGGTAACTATACCGGGGGTCGGGGTAGTAAATTATCCTGATTCTATGTCTGATAAAGACATTATGTCTCATGCTCAAGGGTTACAGACTAAAGCTAATACACCGTTGTTAGATCCAAAAGATTTACCCGCTAAAGAACTTTTTAAAGGTGCTTTTTCTCGGGGTATTGAAGGACTTAAAGGCACTGCATTTGATTTGATTCCAGCATTAGCGGGTTCTGTTACTGGGCATGACCAATACGCTCAAGAACAAATGAAGGAATATCAAGACCGTATGGCTGCGGCAGAAGCCGAAAATCCTACAGCGTATAATAAACTTTCAGATATTAAAGGTATTGGAGATTTACCGGGGTTTGTGGCAGAAACTGCCGGTATGTTGGCACCTGATGCATTGTCTTTTATTGCTGGCACAGGCGTAGGTACAACGCTTGGTAAATATGCTGCTAGAAAAGGTGCAGAAAAAGTTCTTGAAAAAAGTGCTCTTGAGTATGCTGCTAAAAAAGGACTTACTGGTGAAGCTGCGGATACTGCTGTAGAAGCATTTAAAAACCGTGCAATAGGTCAAAATGTTATATCTAATGCTACTGAGCATGGTGCAAGCATTGGTACAAATTTAGGATTAACTAGTACATCTATGGCTATTAATGTGCCGGATGTACTGCAAAGTGTATATCAAGATACTGGTGAATTACACCCCGGTATTGCTTTAACTGTTGGTCCAATTGTTGGTGCTTTAGATACTATATTTCCAGCCCATATTGTTAAACAACTTGGTAGTACAGGCAAAAAAATATTAGCCAAAGAGTTGTTAGATAAGTCTACTGTTGTACCTACAACTTGGAAAAAAGCGTTTGGTAAAGAGTTACTTAAAGACGTTAGCATGGAGTCTTTAACTGAGGGTACGCAACAAGCTTTACAAGTAGCTGCATCACAGATGGCTGGAGATAAGAAAAAATTCTTTGATCCTAACAATATTGATAGCATTATTATGGCATCGATTCAAGGTGCTATTGGTGCTGGTAGTATGGGTGCTATTCCTTCGGCTATACAAGCTAAGGGTATCAAAGCACAATCAGAACAAGATGCAGCAGCACAAAAAGCGCAAGCTGCTTTAGATGCACAAAAAGCACAACCTCCTGCACCTCCTCTTGCATTAGGATATACATCTCCTCCAGCAATGCAACAGGTAGAAACCGACCAAAGTAAACGACCTATTGAAGTATCTCCCGGCATTACGTATGACCCAACTACAGGGCTACATACTATTCAACAACAAGAAGAACAGCCCGGTCGTACAGTAAATCCGTTAATGAATATGCCTCAACCTAACCCTGAGTTAGTTGGTCAAGGCGCACCTAATGTTGAGTTAAATCCAGCTCAACAAGAAATGTTTGATACTACTGCTTTTGAAAAAAGACAGCCTTCAATAGATTCAGCCCTTGCCGGCCCACCAGAAGCTCCAACCGAATTTAGTTCTAAGTTAGATGCAGAAACTTTAAAAGGAACTGGTCTCAAACCACAGTCTGGTTTTTTTAAACAGCTTCTTGATAAAGATATGTCTAAGCCTAAACAGCAAGCTGCAGTAGCGGATATTCTTATAAATGTAAGAAAAAACCCTAACTTATCAGATTCAACTAAAAATGCTGTTGAAGCCGTTGCTATGCAAGCTTTTGGCGCATTAGCTAAACAACAAGAAATGTTTACCCCACTAGGTAACGTAAGAAAGGATGCATCTTATGCAGGAGTCCAACCTACAGTTCAATCTAAACCTATCAGTACAACAAATAGAACAGGCATTCAAGTTCCTAACGAGTCGGTACCAAACCAACCCGCCGGAGGAGTTACAGCACCTCAACAACGACGAGTGGCTCCAGTTACAGAACCTACTGCTCAATCTGCAGTACGAGAAACAGTGCAACCTTCTGCATTAAGTCAAGAGGATCAAGATGCACTTCAAGCCGAACTTCAAGCTGAAATGGCAGGTCAACAACCTACGCAACAAATGGGAACGACTCCACAAGCAGCTACTACCCCTGCTCAAGAATCTATTGTTAGAACTAATCAAGGAATACCTCAAGTGGCTGGTGTGGCACAGTCTCAACCTGTTGCTAAAACTTCCGCTACCCAAACGTTGGCACCAGCGCTTATTCCTCATTCTGCTAAAGATATATTAAAGCAAGCCGAACAAGAAAAAGCTCGTAGAGAGAAGTTAGCAGAAGAAGGTAATCCCGAGTTTCAAGAACTTGGTCGTGCTGGTACAGGTGAATTTGACGTAAGCAAAGGTTATATGGGCTTTGCTAAAGAAGATGTAAAAAACATTGACGATAGTATTGCAGTAACAGATTTGTTACGTGGTGCAACACTTACCCCTATAGCTAAAGCTGCTAAAACATATTTTGGTAAGATGCCTCGCCTTGTTGATAATTTAATCAACGTTGCATTTGATATAGCTTTTAATCCACCACGTTTTAGAGTTGAAGGTGAAAGCAATAGAGAAGCTAAATTTTTCCAAGGTATGAATGGAGCTAGTGCTCGTCTTGCTGCGGATTGGATACATAAAAATTTAAGCCCAGATACAGATAAGCAGTTCCGTGACTTTATTCGTGGTTTTGAACGTGCACGTGATACGACTAATGATACTCAGTTAATGCAATTAATTATGTCTGGTGTATCTGGTACTAAGGCTAAAGTTACCGATGAAACTATTCAAAGCTATATAGATGCTATGTCTGCCGATATTGCTAATGCTCGTAACCGTGAAGCTCGCCGTGCGGTATCAGGTAAAACCAAAAAGATTCTTGAAAGCTCAGTAATTACTTTAGCTCATCCACTTCACCCAGCAGTCATAGCAGCTATCCATAATGGTGATTTACAGTCTGCATTAAAACTAATGGCTGCAAGCTCTGATCCTTTTATTGCTAAAACCGCAGCTCGTTTTGCTGCTGTTAATTTAAATACAAAGATTAATGTAGTTGATGGTTTAATTGATGAATCTGGTCGTCCTGTTCCCGGTTTATTTCACCCAGAAACTAACACAATATTGATTGATTCCATTACCGGCATGAACGGGCATGTGCTTCTGCATGAACCTGGACATGCAGTAACATCTCATGTATTAGATAACCCTAATCATCCATTAACTCGTCAACTACAACAAGTTCTTGATAAAATTAAAGATAGCCTAGATACAGCTTATGGCGCTACTGACGTGCATGAGTTTGCTGCTGAAGCTTTGTCGAATCCACAATTTGTAGGGAAACTACAATCTATTAACCCTAATGGTGGAGTACATACAGCGTGGGATATGTTTGCCCGTGCAGTAATTAATTTCTTTCGTCGTATGGTTGGTTTAGAGTCTAGACCCTTAGCTTCTGCTTATGATGAAGTTGACCGTATTCTATCAGGCATCATTTCCCCATCTCCTGAGTATCGTGACGCAGGGGCACTATACGCCCCAACAATCGCTAAGGACCAACAAATTTTTACTGGAGTAAATAAATTAGTTAGAAGCGTTCCAGTTTTAAATGAAAATCAAAAAGCTCATCTTGCGGATGGTATTAAACGGGCTGGTAAATTAACTAGATCCGGCATCTTCTCTATGTTACCTACTCATGCTTTAGGTGAAGTAGCTGAAAGTGTATTTCCCGGACTTGGTATGAAGTTTCATAATTTAATCAATGATCGCTCAGGTTATCAAAATGATTTAAACAATAAGACTGATGCTGTTGTTACTGAAGCTAAAGCAGCTATTAAGGCAAAACCAGAACAACAAAAAACTTTTAATGCCATTGCTAATGAGAGTACAGTCTACGAGGTTGACCCAACTAAACCTATGTCTGAATATAAAGATCCAGAGGACATTAAAGTTTGGAAAGATTTAAATAGCCGTTACAACAAGCTCGATAAAGTTTGGAAAGACCTATACGTTACGATGCGTAACGCTTATAAAGAAATGTATGAGGAAGTTAAGAAATCTATTAACGAACGTATTGAAGAAACTGCTTTAGATGCAGGTACTAAAAAACGAGTTAGAGATGCCATTATGGCTAAGCTATCTGAAAAAGGTATGCTTGATCCTTATTTTGCTTTAGGTCGTGAAGGTGAACATTGGTTAGCATTTAACTATAAAGATAAAAATGGTCAAATGCAACGTACGCAAGAAGCGTACAAAACAGACTATGAACGTGCTGCTCGTATGGAAGAACTTCAAAAGCTAGGTGCTACAGAAGTTGAACCTTATGAAAAGGTTTCGGCAATGAACTACCGCCGTGCACCTACTGGTTCATTTATGAATAGTATCTTACAGATTATGGATACTAACGGAGTACCAGAAAAAGCCGTTGAAGAAACTATGCGGTTATTCTTAGCTACATTGCCGGAAACAGCATTTGCCCAATCACTTCAAAAGCGTAAAGGCACTCCCGGTTACATGGACGATACTATTGGTGTCTTCGAGCGTAAGATGCGTAATACTGCGCACCAAGTAGCTAACATGCGGTTTAATCCCCAACTTACTAATGTAGTTGACGAAATGCAACAAAAAACAGTTGCAGCAGGTGTGGCTGGTAAAGGTAATCAACTTGAAAAAGATTATGTAACTGAGTTTGAAAAACACTTGAAGTATGTACTAAATCCGACTAAACGGGATCTTGGTAGCATTCTTGCGTCAACTGCATTTACTTATACGCTTGGTTTTAATTTATCTTCCGCTGTAGTTAACATGGCTAACGTACCAATGATTGTAGCTCCTTATTTAAAGGGTCAATATGCTAGTTATAACGTAGCTGGTGCTATTGGTAATGCTTCTAAGATTTTTATAGGTAGCGGCACAAATGCTGAAATGGAAGTGCTTGGTGCTAATGGTAGAACTACTAAAACTAAAGTAATGCCATCTATTTTAAATTATGCAAAAGATTCGGCTATTGGTAGAAAGTACGCTAAGCTGATTGAAATTGCTAATAAACGTGGACAGTTAAACCGTTCGCAACTTTATGAGTTAATTAATGGTGATACCCGTACAGGTTTACTATCTAAATTTAATGCTATGTCGGGTTGGATGTTTCATCATGGTGAACGGATGAATCGTGAAGTAACTATGATTGCTTCATTTGATCTTGAAATGCAGAAGTTGGCTAAAGATATTAAGAGTGGTAAGTTAACTCAAGAAGAAGCTGAAACCCAAGCAGCTAACAATGCTGTATATACTGCAGAACTTACCAATGGTAGTATTGCTGCAGCTTCGGCCCCACGTGTAGCTCAAAATCCAATAGGTAAGTTGTTATTCATGTATAAACGCTATGGTGTTTCTATGTATTACATGATGTTTAAAACAGCTAAAGAAGCTATAGATGTTAATCTTCCAGCCGATCAACGTAAAGCCGCATGGAGACAACTAGGTGGAATCGTAGGTATGTCTGCATTAATGGCAGGTGCTCAGGGTATTCCTTTATTTGGTTTAGCTTCAATGGTCTATGCTTTGTTCTGCGACGATGATGATGACGATTTAGACAATGTTACCCGTAAAGGTCTAGGTGAGTTTCTTTATAAAGGTCCGTTAGAGTACTTTACCAACCTATCTATTGCTAGCCGTATTACTTTAAATGACTTGATTGTGCGTGATACTAAAGGCGGTACATCAGCAACTACATTTACCCAGCAGATTGGTCAAGCTATGGGTGGTCCTGCATTTGGTATTATGGATAGAATCCAGCGTGGCTATAGCAAAATAGCTGAAGGTCATCTTGAACGTGGTATTGAAGATATGTTACCTTCCGCTTTATCTAATCCACTTAAAGGATATCGTTACGCAACTGAAGGAACTAATACTCTACGTGGGGATCCAATCACTGGAGATATTAATGCGTGGAACGTTGCTGCTCAAGCATTTGGTTTTGCACCAGCAGACTATACACGTCAAATTGAACTTAATGCCAAAGAAAAAGGTGTTGATAAATATGTAGTTCAAAAGGTTTCTAAATTAAAACAACGTTACAACTTAGCTCGTATCAATCACGATACTGAAGAAATGCAAAATATGCGAGAAAAGTTAGTTGACGTCGGTAATAAACACACAGGTCTTGGTATCAATGCTGGTACAGTTTCTGAAATACTTTCAAGGTCAAAAACTGAATTTGATAAAGCTACTAAAGAGATGGTGCATGGTGTCAGATACTCTAAAAAGATGCTAAAAGAGATTAAATCTGACTCTGCTGAATACGAAAATTGACAAAAAAACCCCCACTTTTTGGGTGGGGGCTAAGAGGGTTCCTCACGAGAACGAGAATGCAACAGGAGAATGTTGCATAAGTAGTGTACTACACGATTCTCCAAAAGCGCATCCCTAGTTTTTTATTCTCAATCCGGTCAAAGCCTTTAATGGTGAATCCCTTACTATTTGCAATAGTTTGCATTTGTTTGTTCAATCTTACTAGATTAATAGCAGGGATAAAAAGTGACATTCCCACCCCAAAAGCATCCCAGTTAATGTCAATAACCACACCATCAGGGCAAACTTGCCCTAACTTCATCACCTTCAAGGGCAGCTTTGTGAGCTGCAAGGGCTTTGAGTTCTTCTTCTCTGTCATCATCCATGAATCCTTCACATTGAACGTGTAGTACATCTAAAGAAGGCAGGCTCATACGAGTACCTTTTCCCATACGTTTCTTATCAATCTTAGCTTTGGTTCGTCCACGCTTAAGTGAATCCACAAGCCCTTCATAATTAACTTGTCGTTTGACACACCATTCCCGCAATGGATTAAGGTATATAAAGAGCAACTTAATATCATATTCATATCGTGCAATATAAGTCATTCTTGGGCTTGCATCAGGGATAATCAAATGGTCTACGTCATCTTGTTTGAGACTACGTGAATCTTGGGTACTTTGAATGCGTAAAGTATTATTCCAATTCTCAGCCAAGAAGTTAGTTAAGGTTGTTTCAGCATCAACATCCATAAATTTGACCTGTTCTTTTACCCCCTTAACCACTTCAGCTGCCCATTGAACAATAGGCTTAATATCATAATCTATCAATCCAGCCCGTTTTGCTATCATTAAACCCATGATGGCATCTGCTACCAATACAGAGTGAAATCGATCCGCTGGGCTAAAACCACACATCTTATCGAGTGTGTGCTGAGTAGAAGTATATAGTTTTTTGATTCCCTCAATATCATTCATTACATACTGAAGATAAGGTATATAGGCATGTCCATAGTTATTTAATAACTTGATGCTAAGTTCATCGGTATCAATCTTACTCAAACCATCTACGGGACGGGCACGGTGCTCTAGTACCCGCATAGCCTCACCTTTTGGCATAGCCTTGTAGCTACTAATTTTTTCCATGATTGAAGCATTTCCAGTACTAACACCCATTTGTTTCCATAGTTCTCCACGATGCCGTTCTGAGTTTGCTGAGGCAGTCATACGATTCCTTTGTGAACCGGAAGTATATTGGTATAGAAAGTCGCTACAGTCTTTAGCTGTTGAGTTAGTTAACTCATCCATAGGTAGAAACAAGTTGTTATAAATCTCAGCACGAAGCATCTTAGATGCTGTTGTATCAGATTCTTTTAATACTATCTTAGTTGGGTCGCCCCAAATGCTAGCACCTGCAAATAGGGCTGTAGTCTTACCAATACCCGACTCAGGACTAAAGATATGCAGTAAAGCCGCATTTACAGGGGTAAAATCGGTAAATATAGAACCAAACGCTAAGCCGATTACAAATTGATGCATCTCCATTCCGGGACGTTTATAGAATGACATAGCTTCTTTCCATGCTTCCATAGTTCCTTTGGTTTGAAATGCATGAAATAAATGCCCTGTAGATGATGAAGGTGGATTATGGTCTATGCGGTCTGCACGGATCTCTTTATCCCCTAAAACAAATGCTTCATACTTTTCATCAACCCAACCAAACTGTCTTCTAGCTGTGTCTGCTTTATTATTAAATTGCATGTGATTTACCCAAGTTGTTAAATATGACATCAGTTCGTCAGTTTTTACTAGTGCTACACCTTTTGTGGATAAGTATTTTCTAAGTTCATCTTTTGATGTAACTGCTGATAAAGGAATAGTAAACTCCCGCACCCCATCTTTTGGAAGGTGTAGTCGAACGACTACCGCTTCACCTACTTCCGAATCATCCAATCGCCGAGTAAGGTATATATCATTGTGATATATCATCACCTCAATTTCGTCTTCTTGTTTAATTACCCGCTTAAAAATACCACCGTTCTTACCCCGAAAGTAAGGATCAGGATACTTTGGTATAACGTATGTTTGTGTATGACCTTGGTCTATCTGAAATGGAACATCTTCAACAATATTATCTTCATCATTAGCTTCTAATACTTCACGACCTAATACGATTGGGGATTTTATAACCCCTTTATTTGGGCATCCATTACAGCCTTTGGGGTTATATTCTTCAAACTTAGCGCAGGTATATGGACCACCTTTGATACCACGTACCTTACGATCCGCAAACTGGGGGCTATATTCTGGGTGGTGCTCGGATATTTTGGTTACTGCTTTATCAGCATCAATACAAAATTTGGCGATACTTAGCCCTGCTCTCCACATAGGTTCGGGCATTGTGGCTTGCTCTTTTATTATATGTGCAAGTTGCTGGCAACCTTCGTTCTTCATGGTTTTTATTAAAATCGTCTTAAACCGATTCGTGTAATTACCAAGCAGTGCTTTGGTTACGTCGTCCATCTCGCCACGAGGTATATAGGCCCGTGGTGCAAGAATAGGATCACCTATAACATCTTTTAGTGTGTCAAGCTCATATGAGCCAGGTGAGCTACCAATTAAACAAACGTCTCTAGGTTCTTGATTTTTATAGTTTAAAGTCCCCGGAACCCGTAAGATTCGTACTGAATCAGCCGTCACTACTGGATCAGCAAATAGGTCATTGTCGTCGCACATGCTCTTTAGCTTCTCAGCCATAGGTAACCATGTTTCACGTGAAACAGCTTCAGTCAAAGCCCAATAGGCATGAATACCCCCACCGGAATTAACCATTGCTGGTCTTGGCATTTTAGTAGCTTTGCAAAAAGCGATTAATGCTTTTGTAGCATCGACTTGCGTTTCGTAAGGTTTACCTTCACCACAATCGAGATCAACAAATAAAGACCTTAACTGCTTAACGTTAGCAGTCTTCCTTGATTTGCCATCCTCAAAAGTAGCCAATGCATAGTATGCATCGTAGCCTTCTTTCGCTAAATTCTCAGCAACTCCCACCGCATCTTCAAGCTTTTTGAAAAACTTTTGGATAGGTTTATCCGAGTCTTTCTTTAACCCAACTATGCAGTAGTATCCTTCGTCGCCAAGGACTTGCTGTAAAAATTCCAAATTGTTCATTAGCCACCTTCAAAGGTGGGGAGTGGCTGGTGTTGATCTCCAGCTTCGGCAAAACAATTTATTCACAACCCCATCCACGAGTACAGGAAATAAGGAAACCTATACTACTTTTTCAAATGCGAATAAAAAGCCCTCGTATCAACCTACGAATTTCACCCCCCGTAAAACGTTATTTAAGCATCATCCCATTCACTCACTAAGCTATCTAAGCTAGGTTCATTTGCTACGGAAGCTTTCTTGGGTGGTACTTTCTTAGGTTCTTCAATCGCATCTACTTCTGCTTCAATAGATTCAACTGTTTCAACCTTTGCTACTGGTTTGGTTAATGCTGGTTTTGGTTTATCCTTAACACCATCAGTCTGTGCGACTGTTAAAGTAATAGCAGCAAGAGCTTCTGCGCTATCTTTAAGTTCAGTAATTTTTAAGAACTCATCTTCAGTTACAGGACGAACAGGTTTAAATACTAACTTTGGTGTAGGGCTTGCTGTGTCAAACCGCATCTCAGTCACAACACCTGTAATCGGAGTGCCATGATTCTTAAGATGGCGAGCATATGCCTGCAGAGGATGTTTACCTTTTTCCCCATCACCAAATACTGAAGTAGGTGGCAATACAAGTTGGTAAACTTCACCTTTGTCGACTTCTCCGTCTACCACGACTGCTAGACGCTGTTGATAACGACAGGCACGACTCTCACCCTGACCAGAACCCTTAATGTTTTGAGCACAAGTGAGACAGGTGGCTGACTGCTTCTCTTTGGACTTTTCATCGGGACGCTGACTGTCGGATGACCAGCAAGTTGGGGATACAGTTTCACCTTCTACATAACTTCCTGAGTAGAAAATACGTGAAACTTTTGGTGCAGCTTTGATAATGATTACGTTCATAGAACGTTCTTCAGATACACGGTACTCTTTACCACCAATAAACTCACGGAATACTCCGCCTTTAATACTAATGCGACGTGCGCCTAAACCACCATCACCCGTACCAGCTAGGGAGTTGGTTGCATCATCTGCACCTTTTAAATAATCAGGCAAACCGCCTTTAAATAAAGTCATTTCACTCATGCTACTTCTCCTTTGATATAGTCACCAATTTTTTTAGCAATGTTAACGATAGTATCTGAATCTACATCTTTAGCACGTGTTGCAAAATCAATACACATTGCTCTAAACTGCTGATTTTGTTGTGCTTGTTGTTCTGCTTTTACTGTTGCAGATAGCTCTTCGTTTACAAATGGTACATCTACTTCTTGTTGGATCTCGTCCATGTAGTTCTCCTTAAATATCTTCGTCAGGGTTAAAATTTAAAGCCATTTGGGCTTGTCCTGCAGGTACGTTAACCGTTAAGCTTCCGTCTGCTTCTTCTTTTGGCAATCCTCCGCCGCATATAATCCGTAAGGCTTTCTCCACCTCAGTAATTTTGAAACGGTAAACACCGCCAATCTTTAATGAAGGGATTAAGTCTTGTCGAATCCATGCACGAACAGTCGATACTGACACAGCGAAATGCTTTGCCAAACCTTCTATCGGTACAAACGATTCATCAACCATTTTTACTCCTTTTTATAGTCACAGAATATTCCATGTTTGCGTTAAGTCCCGGCGGAAGCACATCGGGGTTGTCCTCTAAAAATGCTTTCATATTGGTCTGTTGAATACGCTTCTCCAATAGTTCCGGCACACCATGTTCAAGAATAAACTTGCCCATAGATTCCCAATCGGTAGTTGAATACGTTGTCCTTACGGTGCGGTATACAGTACCTGCATCAGTCCTTAAGCTTTCAGCCCCAATCTCTTTCATATGGTCGAGAATAGCAGTCTTAACGGCTTTCATATCCGTCTCAACTTTGCTAATCTTTTCCTCAAGTTCATGAGTGATTTCAGCTTTTTTGTCCCGCATTTTGATATAAATACGAGTGAGTTTTTCTAAAGGCACTCCTGCCTGTACAGCGTTCTCTGACATAACATTCTCCTGTTAAAAACAATAACGGCTTTATTTTATTCTCGCTATTGGTACTTCTACTATACTATCAAACTTTACCTTAATCAAGTAAATTCTTGTAAAGGTCAACTAACTTTACATGGTCTTCAATACGGTTGTCAAGCATTTTATATAGGTGTTTTTCCGCATTTGAACCTTGTAATCTTACTATAGTCACAGGATGCCTTTGCCCTGCTCTATGAACCCTTGCATTCGCTTGGGCATATGTTTCTAAACTTGGGGTCGGACCCCACCAAACAACCGTATCAGCCGCCGTTAAAGTCACTCCATGTGCCGCCGCTTGGGGTTGAATAATTAAAATTCTTGGGGAACTGGTTTCTTGAAACTGTTTAAATATTTCCGCACGTTTATGGGCAGGTACATCGCCGTTAATAATCTCGGTCTTAAAGCCATCTACCTGTAGCTTGGTAGATAGTATTTCAATCGTATGTTTAAAAGGTACAAAGATTAATATCTTTTGCTGTGTTTCGTCAATCACTTCCCTTAATACCTTATAGCGGTTTTTAATGTCAAATTCAAGGGTTTCACCCGAATCGGAATATACTGCACCACAAGATATTTGTAACAACTTACTTAACCCAACGGCAGCATTAACTGCAGTAACTTGTTCACCTGCTGTTTGCATAACTAGCTTCTTACGAAGCAAGTCATAATATTTCCTTTGCTGTGGAGTAAGTTCAACTTCCCTTGTAACATAGGTCATTTCCGGCAAATCAAGACACTCTTCTTTAGTAAATCGAATCGCAGGTTGTAATGCTTCAAATACTACTTTATCAGCGTTAGGTCTAATTACCCATCTAAATTGTGACACTTTATACATCACCATATCTTTGAAAGAACCAAAAAATTTAGGTACTCCAGTAGGATTTACCAACTTAGCCAAACCATACGCATCTACTGGGGACTGTGCGGCGGGTGTTCCTGTTAGCATCCATAGCCACTTATCAGGTGTAAGTAATTTATTTAATGTTTTCCATCTTGTGGTCTGTGCATTTTTATAAGCGTTAGCTTCATCAATTACGATAAGGTCAAACCTACCATTAGTAATAGCTTCCTGCACAATCTCAACACCGTCATAGTTAATAATAACAAACTCAGCGTCTGAAGAAATAATGCGGTTACGTTTCTCCCTGCTGCCATACGCAATATCAACAGTACGGTGCATAGCAAACTTAAATAAGTCTGCCCGCCAAGCTGAATCCATAATAGATAAGGGGCAAATAACCAATACACGCTTAACCTTACCTATCTTCATTAGATAGTCTGCCGCCCATATAACTGAACCTGTTTTACCAGTACCCTGTTCATTAAGGCAAAAGGCACGGGGGTGTAAAGTTAAAAATGATGCTGTAGTTTTTTGATGGTCAAACGGCTTATGTAATCCGGGCCAGGTATACTTTCCCATAATAGGTGATGGGATGTTTTTTATTTGTAAATTATTTAAAACCCGTGCTTCATCTAAGCCCCAACTAACGGCAACTTGATTAGTACCTATTTGTCTACTCTTAGGAATGACAGTTGTAACCTTATTCGGGTTCCGTAGATTCAGCAACAACACTTTGTTGTCTATTATTTCCACACATTCTCCAGTGAAGCGTTCTCAGGCGAAAGCGGTCTCCCGCTATCACCTTACTTAATTTCTAATTATATTACTACTATTTCTTAAGCTTTACAACCTTACTTAATTTCTTTTCGCCTTTTTCTTTTTTAGTCGTTTCAGAAACTAAGTTACTTTTACTATCACGTTTAAATGCTCTATTACCGCTAGCACTTTCAATAAAAACACCGTTCTTATTTGATCCACCTTTATCTAATGCTTTGACATGGGCAACATCTTTACCTTCTCTAGCATCAGCTTTACCGTTTTTGTTTTTATCAGGCATGATCTTGTCAATAGCACGTCGGGCACGTTGACGTTCATCACGTCGTTCGCCTTCACCACGAGCTTTTTGTTGTTCATATTCTTTTTTATATGGTCTTGGTTTATTAACGTATGGCATATTTAGTTCCTTCCATTATGAGCGCACTCTAATACTGGGCAATACTTCTTACATAACCCACTTGGTCTAGGATTCCATACATTATTGGCATAGGAAAACTTCATCCGATTATGTTCTGCAATCCATTTAACCCACATCTTATCCTGTTTTTCAGCATCATACGAATCTTTTATGAAGTTCTTAGAAATAACAAAAAGAAGCCCACCTTTGACCTTTTTGACTTCGGGAAAAAACTTAAAAATAGCTAGTGCCATTAGTTCCAGTTGGTCAGTATCGGCATACTTAGCCGATTTGCCAGTCTTATAGTCTACGCAACGTGCTTCATCCCCATTGATAATCAACAAGTCAGCAATACCTCGCCACCAAACCTTTGGGTCTTTGAATCCGCAGGGTTCTAGGTTTTCTGTCAACCCCATTTCAAACTCACAATGTTTTATACCCTCTAGTTGTTTTAAACTATCTAATGTAGATTTAACAAAACTAAACTGTGGAGGTATTGGTACGTCATCCCGTACGTAATGTTCAGCTGCCGAATGAAACTCTTTACCATATAAGATAGCATCTGTTGGTGGCTCGGTTACATCTTTAGCTACACGTAAGTGGTAAAACTTTTTAGGGCATTGGTCGTATAGCTTAATGCTAGAGTATGACCATGCAGGTATCTTAGTCAAAGTCCACCTCTATTTCATAATCTTTTTGTTGGTTTAAAATTTGTTGCGCTAAAGACTCAAGATAGGGTGGCACAATAAGTTTAGTAGGTTTAGTAGGTTTAGAAACCAAATCTATAAATATTATCTCAAGTGAAGATTCATTTAACTCGCTATTCATCAAAGTCCACCTCTACTATGTAACTAGGTTTATTCGCATCTCTAAATGCGCCGCTAAGTATTCGCCCTATTATTGCTTCTTTAGTCTGCTCCATTGCTTCCGCTAAATGTTGAGTATATCGCTTGCGCATTTCTTCATGCACCTTCGGGTCTATCGTGTCCATCAAAATCTACCTTTGTTATGTATGGTTCATCTACAAAAATTTCACCAGCAAACTTTTTAGTTTTTGGCATGTTAGCAAGTTGAGTTGCATACTCTTCTGCTGTTATTCCAAGTTTCTTAGCTAAGTTCATTTGTACTGCACTTATTCTTATCTTCATCAAAATCTACCTCCACTATATAGTCTTCTTTATTAAATATTTCAGCACCAAATTTACTGTACTCAAGGTCAAATAGCGCATTAAGTCCGGGTAATAGTTCTTTCAATAAGTCTTTTCTAGATATCATTATCATTTAACTCCATGATACTTTTCAACCCACCTAGCAAAGTCCTTGCCTTTGCCAATACTAATCCAAGCTTTCTTTAATGTTTCATCAGGTATTGGTTTAGATTGAACAGCACAACGTTTCTCTACCTTTTTTGTAGCTTCATAAGTAGCGGCACTTCTACATACGTACCATGCACTTTTCCATGCTTGCCACATAGGATCAGAGTTAATGTCTTCATTTTCGTTGTCAATCCAATGGTTATTCATAGCCCATCGTAAAAAAGACGCTAAACACTTAGCATCGGGTGAACCTTTAGCGTTCATTTCTCTTGTGCCTTTCTTAGTATTGCTCTAGCAAATTCAAGTTCAGGCTGTCCACTCCAATCCATCTCCGCCCATAAATCTTGTATTTCCTCATCTGTTAGTGTCTTTGCTGGATGGGTGTAGAGTGGAATGTTGTAATCAGAACAATCACCACCTTTACCTGATTTCTTAAATTTATCTGTAATAACATCATCATCTTTACACATCCACGCTACTGGTTCATTGTTCATTTCTCTTGTGCCTTTAAAAATTTAAAAGTTAAGCCAAAACACTTGTAAACATTGATGTAACCATTTCTTTCGCTAAACAATGGCTGATGGTGCTTTGTTTGTTTTACCCATAAGCCATAGCCAAAAAATCTAAACCAAAATCCATGACCAATATTGCAGTAATAAAAAGGTTTCATTTCTCTTGTGCCTTTCTTAGTATTTCGTATGCAAACTCAGTAAATTTAATTTCATCTACCTGACCATTTTTATCTAATTCGTAATACTTTCCAGCCGCCCATACTGCATGAATTTCTCCTATGCTAAGTTTCTTTGCTGGATGGGTGTAGAGTGGAATACAAGGTTGTTTAATATCAAAAGATATGTTTAATGCTGCACCCAAGCTAGTAAAAAGCACACCATCTACCATCCATGCTACTGGTTCATTGTTCATTTATCCTGTGCCTTTCTTAGTATTGCTCTAGCAAAAGCCTTTTGTTTCATCCAAGGTGTGTTGCCATGCGAATGACTCCAGCAATAATCTATTTCCTCATCTGTTAGTGTCTTTGCTGGATTGGTATAGAGTGGAATCCATGTGCCTTCAAGATGGTCAATCACTTGTAAATTAATTAACTTTGGCTTTCGGTCTTCCAAGCCCAACAACATCCATGCTACTGGTTCATTGTTCATTTGTAATCCCAGCTAGTTCATTTGCGTTCATTAGCAGTCTCCATATGATTTACCAAACCCACTCTCACAGTTAACAGGTAATCCATCAGCCCACTCCGGTGTCCAACGCATACAATCTTCAATATATGCTTGGGCTTCTTCAACTTCTGTTTCCGGCACAATACAAGCAACGGCATCATGCACAGTCAGTACTACCCTGTAACGCTTAGCTATACGAATCATCTGCTCACCAATAATGCAACGTGCCAATGCTTGGCAAACATTCTCAATAACTTTACCACCATAAATCTTATTCCAACCATAACGGGTCTTATACTGATATTGAGTTTTACCATCTTCTTTGACTGAAACTAGCTGGTCATAACGCATTAACAAGCCGCTTGGTAAACGTATTCCACGCTCCTCTGGGGCCAGATTCAATACACCATTTTTACCCAAAGATGTTGTCATACCCTTAGCCATTGCTTCAAGCGCTATCTGGGCTTCTCGCCATAGCGCAGTAATGTACGGATATGTTTCTCTGTAAATCGTGATGATATGACGGGCTTCATCTTCCGTAACTTCCACATCGAAAGTCTTAAGCTGTGCTTTGAATTTCTGAGCCCCCATGCCGTAGCCACATCCGAGAATTGTAGTCTTGCCGACGAATCTTTCCTCTTTTGTAATTTCATCTGCACTCTTACCATATATAGCCGAAGCCATGATCTTGTATACATCCTCGTGCCTTTCAAACGCTTCAACCAAATCATTCTGCCCCGCCAACCATGCCAACACACGTGCCTCAATTTGACTTGAATCGGCATCAATAATCATGTAGCCCTCGGGTGCAATGATGGCTTTTTTTAGCTTACCTGCATTATCTCCACGACTAGGCAAGTTCTGCAAGTTCAAGCTATCGCTACCACCCCACCGCCCTGTATGAGCCGCATAATATTTAATAGGAACTGGCATCAAACCACGTTTAGAGATTCCAATAAATCGTTCAGTCCTAGTTTCTTCTAAAGTAGATTTAGCCCCAAGGCGAGCCGCTACTAAAGCCTGTACTCTTACATCAGGATGTTCAGACAAAATCTTAAACTCCTCGTCGTTCTTAGCTAACGCAAGGGCTTCTTTACCTGTCTTCAAACTAGTCTTCATCGGTGGCACAACACCAAGTAACTTTAATAGTTCAGCAAACTTCTGATTGCTCATTAGTTCTTCACGGCTAGTAATACCAGCTTCTATTAACAACTTAGCTTTTGCCGCCCTTACTGTGTCATAGTGCTGTTCAAGTAAAGTTAAATCTAAATCTAATTTCGGTTCAATAAACATACGTAGAGTAAGATCAATCAACTTCATCTCACCTTTAGGAAATCCATTTTTAACCATAGCATTAAATAGCTTATAGGTTAACTCCACATCATTAACACAATAATCACCATATCTATTAAGTTCTTCTTCGGTAAAGTCCACACGATTCTTCCCGGATGCGGCGATGACTTCATCACCCTTAACTCCTAGTTTGTATCTTTCAGTTAGTGCCGCAAGCGATGCACTTGATTCAACACCATGAATCCCTCGACCCATGCACATCGTATCGGCATATGCTTTAGCGGTAATACCAAACTTCTCAGACATAATGAAGCCATCAAACATACAGTTATGAGCAAGCATCATTGACTCTTTCCAAGGAAAAGTCTTAAGGTAATCCGCTATTTGTTTGTGCGTACCACTCGCCCACTCAGTCTCACCACCATTAACCTTAATGGCTACACCGATTACTTCAAAACGGTCACTACGTACATACTCTTCAGTTGTCATCTTAGACAGACTAAAGCTAGACTTCTCATAGAAAGTCTCAAAGTCAATCGTTATTAGATTCACTTAACTTCTCCTCAAGTTGTTCCATATAACTAGCGACAATCTGAATCAGCATCGCTAATCGTTTACCTTCATCGCTAGATACTCGTCCGCAAAGTTTCCCAATATTAAAAAATGCTTCATTGGCATCTTCTTTTGTAATCAATAAGCTAGACATTCACCTGCTCCTTGTCATCTTCTTTATCTATCCAACCTATGAATGGCACAGGTTCTTTTTTGCCAAAAATTAACTCAAAGTTTTTTTCAAACTCTTCTCTCGGTACACCTAAAGGTCTTGGTATATCGCCTTTGCCACCATCAGTCATAATTCCCTCATCGTTTTCATCATTGAACCAAAAGCAAAAATACCCCACGCTACATACCAATACCATGTGGCATCACCATATACCATAAAGAACAACGTCAATAGGCTAGTCATCCTACACCCTTTTCGTGAGAAACTAATACATCTTTTCTTTTAACTGGGTCTTTCTTGTAAGTGTATTTATCCCAAGCACCAAAGCTATCGAGGCGAGATGTAATGTTACCTTTTTTGTTATAGGTTTCTTTCATCCACACACCATCGCTATCTGTATAGGTAAGCACACCTTTTACGGTCTCAGCTTTAACCCAACTACCATCTGCATTTTTAATTTCATGCATCACCTTCTCCTTTTTTCAATAAATACTTTCTTGCACTTACTCGGTTATTACAGTTACAGCATTGCCACCTATTACGTGTGCCCTCAATCATTTTCCCTGTTAACGCAGGTTGCATAGACTGACAACTTGTACAATACCGTTTACCTGTGATACCGTGTTCCGCTTCTCGTACTGCTTTTCTTATATCAATCTTTTCGGACATACTTTCTCTTTTTAATTGTAGCTATACCATCATCTTCTTGTTTGATTCGGACTTCCAGCATAGCATCTGCCATCTTGTATGCGTTGCTCGCTACCTCTTCTATAACATCATCACCAATACCCCGCATGACAATGCCACATAAAGTAAACATAGCAAAACAATCTCTTAGATCTTCGTCGTTCACTTGACCCCCTTCATTTTAATTTTTTTGATTCGTTCGGCTTTACGTAGGTCATGACTATGCAACTTCTTACCTACTGATTTCGGTACTTCACCAGCTTTCTCTGCTACCTTTGCCGCCTTCTTACGGTTAACAACCGCACCACTAGATAATTCAAACATATGCTTAGAACCTTTTGCCTTCTTACCTTCTTTAGCAATAAGTTCATCGTGTGAATATGCCTTGTTAGGTGCTTCAACAATCTTGCCTGATTTCTCTTTGATTGCAGGTACTTTTACTGTTAGCTTCGCCATGTTATATTCCTTTTAAAATGTTGGGGTTAATCTCCCCTATATTATCCAAGTTCCTGCCTGCATAGTCATTATTTAGTAGAACATGTTGCATTGTGGCAATCCTTGCACTCCTCTTGCAGTCTGACTTAACTACTATCCAAGGGTTATCCTCTGATGTGTATTTAAGTATGCTCCGTTCTGCATGGGTATATTCATCCCACTTATCCTGACTTACCCTATCAATCGGGGATAACTTACCTAATTTCAAAGGGTTGCTTTCCCTTTCTTTAAACCGCCGTTCCTGCTCTTTTTTACTAACGTCTAACCAAAACTTAATAAGGCATATGCCACTTTCTTGCCACATCTCTTCCATTGTGTAACATTGGCTATAGAAAATAGCAACCTCGTCGGTTGTGGCAAAACCCATGACTCTCTCAACAGTTGCTCGGTTATACCAAGACCTATCCCATAGGGTAACTTCTCCTGTACGTGGTAGTTCCTTGATAAACCGTTGCCAATACCATTGCATACGTTCTTGCTCGGTAGGTTTGTCCAATGCTACGACTCGGGCGGACTTTGGATTCATATGTTCCATAAATCGTTTAATCGTACCGCCCTTGCCTGCACCATCTCGTCCCTCAAAAACCACCATATGCTTCTGACCAGTATCTTTGACGTGGTGTTGCCACTTCAATAGTTCTACTTGCAAAGCATACTTCTTAGTATCAAATTCCTTTTGGGACATAAGATTCCTAGGTGATTCCTCGGTTTGATCAATCGTGCTCACTTAGCCCTCTATTAACATTACTCAAAACATCGTCAACGACAGAGCCTTGTCTTATTACGGTGTTATAGATACCAAATACTTTACGGTTCATGAACTCTCGTTCCTCTTCGTCTTTATAGTTGAAATGAACATTAGCAGTTTTTGTAAATTCATGTAGCAACGCAGTATCTAAATGTTTATCTACAAACGTTCGGTTTACTCCGTGCTCATACTTTAACTTATCGAATGCAGGAATAACGTCTTTGTACAAATATAAAGTTTTATTAACATCATCTACACTCGCCATTGATGGATCTATAGCTAGCATCAGATATAACAGACGCATTATGATCCAATCCTTTTCACTCATATCTTCAATCTTCATGTACGCTCCCTTCACCCCAAGTCTCGTTCATAATCTCAGCGTAGTTAAACTTTTCACCTACACAATCTTTAATGTAAACAGTTTCTACACTAACATCTTTGAGTGTGTCGTTGTAAAGATAAACAAACTTGGGTATTTGAACTAACCCTCTAGCAAACTGCATGCCTAAAGGTGTGACTCGCCATAGTCCGCTAGATCTTTTCTCTGAATCTTCACGAACTAACTTTTCATTACCTTCATCGTCTATCTCTACCTTGACTGACATATCTAAGTTCATAGGTTGAATTAAATGCCACCACTTCAATGTAGCAAATGTATAAGTTGCTACCACAGACTTAGGTGCTACTCTTGGCATATCAATCCAGTTCTCACCATGATTACTTGCCATCCATAGTAATGACTTCACCATAGATTCTGATACTTTGTAACGATATACCTTACCCCATCTGTCGCAACAAGGGCAATGCCCTCCCTTGTCACGTATCGTCAAGTCCCAGTTGTTTCTTGCTTGCTCAAGCGTTGTTTGTGCAGGGGGTGGTCTAAACCGTAATGCTTTGATTTGATCAAGCGTTATCATTATCTTTTTCCTTCCAAGTATTTAATTACCGCCTTAGCGTCAAGCAATGCTGATCTAGAAAATTCAAGTTCATCTTGCAAGGCATCATGCTTACCCCGCCAATCTAAGCACCATTGATGATACTTAGCGATTTCGGCTTCAAGTCCTTTGATGATCTTGTTAACGTCTTGCTTCACAGTGGTAGTCGGCTGACTACCTGCTTTCTTAACGTGTTTAGTTTTAACATAGTTACGTAGGGCATATGTACGTTGTACAGTTACACCTAACCTTGCCGCCATATCACTAACGGATATGTTTGGTTCTACTTTTAAAAGTTCAATCGATTTTGCTACTAGTGTTTGTTTCTTGCTCATTTAATTCTCCTGTTGTTAATAAAGATGGAAGATACTTAACGTCATCTTCCCTTACTACTAAAGCCACACCACCGCAGTCAATAATCTTTTTAAGATTAAGTTCTTGCAATGTAGTTAGCTTTCCTTTTCCAGCTTTAGTTTCAATGCCGAAAAATAGACCTTTATGGCAGACTAAAAAATCAGGTGCACCTTGCTTACCGTAACCGCCTGTAACTGGCATCACGTAATAAGCACCAAGCCCATCAAGGACTTGGCGCACTTGTTTTTTAACTTTCCCCTCGGGGGTCAGTGCCATCGTTCTCTCCTTTGAAAACCCAATAAATACTACTGTTAATACGACGACCAACGTTCTTGATTTCTTCGTTCTGCTTTGTGTGATCAAGTAACATTAAGACTGCAAGTTTATCTTGCACCCATTTTGGTAATTCGTCAACACTATCATAAGACATTTTTAACTCAGGTGCAAAGTTTTCTAATAAATCATAACAATCTGTTTGCACACTACTATCGGTATTAACCTTGATTCGATAGATAGGTTCTTCCTTTATCATTTCAAGGATTTGCATAAGTTCTTCTTCGGGTGCTGATAACATCTTTTTTCCGTGTTCGTCCACAGCATTAGCGTGAAAGCCCAAGTCATAAAAGATGTGTATATACATCGACTTCTCTCGTTTAGCGGCATCGTACATATTAACCTCGTTCTATATAGTAAGTAACTTCATCAATCTTCTGACCAACTTTGTCTACATATTGCCCATCGCTTAAGATACTAAGGACAGATATGCTACCTACGATGTCTTCAGGGAGACTTGACATAGGGTAGGTAGTCGGCTGACTACTCATCTCAGGTCTTTGCGAATTTCTACGCACGTCATCTACCTCTTGTACATCAACATACATATCCTCTCCGACCTTACGGCAACGCACAAATAACATCTGTACCTTACGTACTTCCTCGGCTCTTGCTTCGGCAACGGCTTCCTCTACTTGCTCTGCCGCTTTTTTAAATGCCTCGGTCTTAAACTGTATACCCAAAGACTTAAGATGTAAAAGTTCTGCCAGTACTTCTTGGTTACTGTTAGTAACTATTCTTGATACATCACGCATCTTGTTCTGTGCTTTGTCATACACAGTAGACACAGATCTATGTACGCTATCATAAAATGCCGTTGCTAGTTCCTTATGGGTATATGGCACAAGATATTTACACGCATTTTTTACGGCTTTGTTAGCATCTGCTGACATAATCATATGGTATTGATCTCGGTGCGTATCATACTTATCATTCATGATCTTGCGACTGTATACACCATAGCTAGGTACTGCCTTGTTACTATCTTTCTTGACTGCATAGTTACGGAAACCCACCCAACCTAAGTCAAATGGAAACTCATCCATCACTACACAGAACTCATCAACGATGAAACATCTCCCCTGTACACCTGTCGCAACGACGTGTTGTACTGACGTTACCTCGGCAGGGATTAGCTTAGCACTTGGCATACTTTGTTGTAGTGTAGTTAAGAACCCGACCATCTCTTGTGGCACAGGACAATCGCTGTACCAATGAAGCCAGTTACACTCTTTGCTCGTCTGCTTAGCCCGAGCGACCCTCTCTCGATAGTTATCGTTTGCCAATATTCGCTTAATGTCTACTAGTTTTGCAGTCATATTTATTCTCCTTAAACCATGTCTATTAAATAAAAGTTACCTGTCTTGCGAACCAAATCCCTAAGCATTTTGAATGAATTTGCTTTGGGTTGGAATCGTCCCTGCTCTAATGCATTCATCTCATTAGCTATACAAACTGCAAATGCCATACGTTTATCGTGTTGTTCATCTTCTAGTAGTCCACGGACTACCTCAGATCCAACTTGTTTAGTCCAATACCAATAACTACCACCGCCAGTTAGTGTTTCTGCATATTCATGACGGTTACTATTAAGTGTTTCACCTAGTACAGGAAGAACTATCTGCATCCAATCCCACAGCTCCCGTACCTTCGGAGCGTAACTCCTGTCAAGATCTTTATCAATCCTTCTCGTTTGCATAGGTAACAGATCACTAACACGCTCGAACCCATCAGGATTTATATCTTTAAACACTAACGTATTATCTTTAATACTTGTAAATATTTTAGTGTTGTGATCGTAGCTACCTTGTGACTTCGGCAAGTAAAACTCTTTCCAAGTTCCATCTTTATTTCTTTGATGAACAAAGTGTTTACCGTTGCTACCCCAATCAAAGCGCATACCTTGTGGTAAGTACCTATCTATAAACTGATAGCGAGATACCGATGAACCACCGTTTAGGTTGTTACGTATAGTAATGTAGTCACCATCAGGCTTGCGTTCCCATGTAATCGGACAAACGTTCTGATATGTCCCCTCGGGGTTATTACCACCTGCACCCCAGTATGCCCAGTTACCATCCATCAATAGGTACTTGGTATCACTTACTTTGTGTATACGATTCCACCAATACCGACGTTGACCCAATGGACGAATGTCCTCAGTGCGCTTCCGAATCGGCTTAGTTTCCGCATAATGTTTTGCTACTTGGTCAAACGTATTGAACATTCCCATTATTCTTCTCCTGTTATTAACTTGATTAACATTGTTGCTACATAAATGACAACAGCTACCAATGCAACGGCTACCGCACAAACACTTAAGCCTATTAAGTACCTCGTAAACTCGGTAAACATATCCATTTAGTTCTCCTCAATATGTACAGTCACACCAACATCTGCGTTGGCACTCTTATTACCTTGAATACACCACAACACAGGCACAGTCCACCGACCCCATGACCCACCCAAATAGCCATCTGTTAACACAACAACACACTCGGGCTTGATGCCATGCTCGTTCATATACATCGGCACACACTCGACGTTAGTACCACCGCCCCCTGCAGGCTTGGTAGACTTCACCAAATCATCAAGTTCATCTTGCATATAAACTTCTTCCTTACATACGTCCGTGTCCCAATACAACATACGAACCTTGCTCGGCTTAACCTGATCACAGATACCTTTGACCTCTGTTAAGAACTTCATCAGTTCATGCTGACCAATCGAACCCGACGTATCTATGGCTATGACAATCTCACCGATTGATTCACTAATGCTTGACGGCATTAACATATCCATACCCACATATCTACGGTTAGGTTTGCGCCATGTAGAGTAGTCTTTACCTGCACAAGTTGTTGTCACAAAGTCACGTAGTAACTCTTTCCAATCTTTCTTGGTTTGCAATAACTCACTAATATCACGTAACCCACCAGTACCCATCTTGCCTGCCATGATTGCGCCTTGCCTTACAGCTTCATCAATATCTTTGGCTAACTCCTCAGCTTCTTCGGCAGATAACGCTTGAGCACCCTCCCAGTCATGGTCATCGAAACCAGTGCCCTCACCCAAACCTTGACCTTTACCTTTTCCATTACTAGGTGGTAGTAAGTCAAAGACTTGTTTAGAGTCCATGCCTGCATACTTGAGATCCATCAGCCCACCATCGGGCATTCGTATCCACCCACTCCTACATGCATCGGTATCTGTTAACTTGTGATTGATTACATAGTCACATGCTTGGTTGGCCCGTTCATGATCTAAGTCATGCAGATACTTCCATGTAGTCAAGTGTCGATACATCTTGTGATAACACTCATGCAACATTAAGAATCTAAACTCAGCGTCATTCAAAGAGTCAACAAACTCCCGACCATACTTCTCGTCACGTCCGTTGGTACATGCAGTTGGTAGTCCGTCGACTACTTCTTTGTTGCCAATCATGAGCACCCCTGCAAGGGCGACGAACTCTTCCCGACCTACGATGTCAGTCGTAGCCTTCATAAGTCGTTGCTCTGCAGTTAATGGTTTACCTATTGCTAACATAATGTTTCTCCTTATTTTTTATCTGCGCTAAACATGAAGTTGTTGTCCATGCACCATTGAGTAAACTTCTTATTACCCATGACCATAGACTGACGTTGATACTTCGGATTGCGTACCTGCATAGCGAATAGACCTTGTGCTTCTTTATCTAAACGATTGAGGTATTCCATCCAAGGATCAATGAACTCTTTGTTCATAGTCGCAAGCGCACGATACACAACCATGACAATGCCTGATGCGGATTGCGGGATCTTGGCAGTTGACGGACTCGTCTTAATATCTTCCTGTCTTGGCAGTTGATCGACCAGATCAATATAGGCTTCAAGGTCAGCACCACCACGAGCACCGATAGTACCCATGAGATTAGACTTCAATGCGTTCTTGCTCATCTTGTCCTTAGCCCATAACCAATGACTTGCTAACTCAAGACTGCGTGGTGTCACGAATGACGGACGTTGTGACTTCGGATGATAGATATAAGGGTTACCACCTATATCATCGTCAGGCTTCTCGATCTCTTCATAAGATTGAAAGAGTTGTTCACCATGTTCTTTGACCCACATAATCATGGCAGGATTTATTCCTGCGTTGATAGCAAAGCCCTCGATCCACTCGGTAGCCGTTGGCTTCTTCATACGTATGACTGTGATGCGATTGCGGTGGTGTGGCATAAGTAAGTCACCGACCCCCTCTGTTCCTAGGTTAGTGGTGGCAAACACGATAGACCCTTCGGGTAACTTCTTAGTACCAAAGGTACGTTCTAACATTACACGCATCATGCCATTCTTGACTGATGGATTCGCCTTACCAAACTCATCAATCATTAAGATGATTGGCTTGTCGTGGTGTAGACCCATCTCTTCGTTAGGTACAAAGCGTACAAAGTCCTCGGTACTGTCGTCACGCAAGATCTTGGGCAACATCAAATCGCCTAAGTCCTTGGTAGTGCAGTCAAAATAGCAAGGCACGTGAGTTGGTAACTTCTGTGCCAACACCTTAAGGATTGAGGATTTACCTGTACCCATGTGACCTTGAACCAAGGTAGTCAGCCGACTACCAGTAGCGAGGATTGAATCGACGCACTCGTCGAGGGATTGTGCGAATAACTGCTCTGCTGATTGTTTCATGTAATTCTCCTGTTTAAATTGATCGTACTTATTGCCGATTGTTGATTAACGTACCACTCCATAACTTCTTACCACGAAAACTCTTTCATTAAAGCGTCGACCTTGCTCTTAGTATCTAAGCGTAGATCATCGTCCTCACGTAGAGCATCGGGTGTAATACCTCGTAAGGCATTTTCAATCTTTGCTTTGGCTCGTGACATCTTGACATCACCTGTGACATTAAACTTATCTAGCAAGTCCACCATGTCAGCGACGTTTGATACCAGTGAGTCACGGAATATCTGCTTCTTATTACCTGACAGCTTAGTGCTCATGCTTGATAATGCTTCGTACGTACGCTCCCATATATCCTTGTATGCGTTGTCGATATTCTCCTGATAGAACTGAGCATAAGACTCCTTAAGTTGTTGTTGGGCTTCATTGCCTACATCGACCCGCCAATCACCTACATCGGGTACTGGCGCATACTTAACCGAAAACCTAAACTTACTGAGCACATCTTCCTTGCTCGGATAGTCCTCTAAGTTAAACATTGTGCCTAGCTTGACCCTTGCTCGGTTGATCATGTTGTCCCAGTCTGCGATGCAGTCGGCTACCAGTCGGTAGAACTCCTGTTCCATCTCGGTAATGTTCTTCTGATAGTCAAAGTACATAGCGGTTGTGAGTAGGCGCAGTCCACTATCTGACCAAGGCATTGTGGCAAAGTAGTGGTGTGTTCGTGCGTTGCCTGCATGCTTGCCGATAGCTTCAAAACGTGGCTCACTCGCAAACAATATCTTGTTATAGTTGCCTGCCCTTGTAGTCGTTTGCTTCTGTATGTCGATTTCGGCTGAGACACTCTTGTCGTACTTGCGACCTGTCCATGTACTAATGTTTAACTCCACTAGCATTGCGCTACTACTAATGGTTGGTGCTGTGATACTGGTTGGTGCTGAGGTAGTCGGCTGACTACTTGCTACTGAGTTACTTGTTTCCATTTTAATTCTCCTGTTGAACTACGTTGATGTTTACTACGAATTACCACCTTATACTACAGTATACCACAATATGTTAATGAATGCAAGTTTTCTAGCCATGTTTATGTACCTGTTTTAAGCCCACCCATTCGAGTGCGTGGTATCACAATGATGATCTTTTCTTCATCCATTGACTGCAGGGTTACGTCGTGGTCTGTCCAACACATGACGCAATAGGTTCGTTTGCCTATCCGTTTGATCTGCCCTGTGTTCACTTGTATGCCCCGATGATCGTCGAAACCAGTGCCCATAACATTAGCAACGGTACACCACAAATGAGCATGCCAATGATCATATCCCTCAAGAACTCATAGGCTAACTGTGCGTCTGACTTGAACTTTGTGATTGAGCATGCGTACTCGGCATCCCTAAACGCTTCGGATACTGTGCGGTGTGTCTTACTGCTGTGCACAATAACGGCAGGGTCTATATCACCAAAGTATTGATTTATCCTACGCTGTGTAACATCTAACGGTGTAGGGTTGCGCCACTTGACCTTATCGGTTTTTGGATCAAACACATATGGGTTCTTTCTTGGTAGTCGGCTGACTACCTTCGGGGTTGCCACTACTGGTTGTACTTTAGTTACTTTCATTTCATCACCTCTTTCAGTTTGATTAACTCTGCATCGAACGCATCACGTCCTAACTCGTTACGGATTGCCAATAAACGATCCACGTTGTCCTTATTTAATAAGAACTGTGCCATCGTGTGCTGGTTGCCAATGATCGCCATGATTGCGCTGATCATAAATATCTTATCCTCACCCTTCACTTTTTACCCCCTTTCATAATCCAGTTGTGCATAGTCTGTGCTGATTTATAGACGTGATCGTTACCGTAACCGCCTTCGGCTAAGTAATCTAAATAGGCATCGTGCTCGTTTGCCATCAGATAGTCGACCATATCGTTGATTGCATCTACTTCGTTTTGGGTTAGCTTTACCGTTATGCTCATGTTGTCCTCTTTGGGTTAAGTTGTTTGAGCAATGTCAGATCCGTGACTAGCATGTAGTTGGACTTGTTCATTGGTGCGATACAGAACTTGCGTTCTTTTGCGACTGCTTCGCCACAGGGCATGCAATGCTTGTACCCGAGAGCCCAACGTTTTTTCTCGATAACATCACCACATTGCCTGCAATGGTGTACTGGGTTAAACATATAGTCTCCTTAATTAAATGACTGAAAAGGCGGAATCGTCGCCATCGTAAAACCAGTTGGTATACGCAAAGATACCGTTAGCGTTGGCGCTCGCACCACCAAAGAAAGGCATTGCAATACCTTCCTCTAATCCTGCTGACTCCAAAGAAACGAATAAACCCTCTGCCTCTGCAACATCTTCCCATTGCATTTCGTCTACGAGATCAAACTGCCTTACTTGTGCCATAGTAATTCTCCTGTTAACTTGTTTGCTACATCATTGTGGTAGTCGGCTGACTACCTGCAGAAGTCTTGCTTGTTTTGTTCCATAGCTCGACTTCATACTTCTATTATAACACGTTTAGGTGTTAAAGTCAAGTAAATAAGAGTAAAGATTAGTATATATTAGTAAAGAATATTTGAACCTATTGAACCTTATTTGTAGTTATAAGAATACTATATAGTATAAGGATTGTACCTTTGATCCTTTTGAACCTGCAAAAACAATGGATTTCTTTTTTCAAAAAGAAAAGGTCTTGGCCAAGAGTTTTTAGTTTTGATTTTGCCAAATGCTCTTTTTCGTGGGTTCAAAAGGATCAAAGGTACAAAGCTTATTCTATAAGGCTCTCGGTGGGTTCAATACCAAAATCAAAAGGATCAATAGCAGGGTAAACCCCTAGTATTTTAGGGCTTGACAACACTCAAAAATACTGTTAACCTGTACACAGGTTAACACCTAACCCTATGTGACACGCTTCATAAAGTCACTGGTTTCATGAGGTAGTCGATGTACTACCTGATTGCTTTTGTAGCCACGCCAGTAATACCACACCAAGCCGAAACCAACCGACCCTGTGTGACACGCTTCCTTCAGTCACTGGTTTCAAGTGGTAGTCGTTGGACTACCTATCAATATGTGAATAGATAATTTAAATAATAGAAAATTAAGACGAAAAAAAACCCCACTTTTTAGGTGGGGTTTAAAGTGAAGCAGTATTACTTGATCGTAGCGATCATTGTCTTGAGATCAGAGATCATCTTGACTACATCAAAATCAGGCTTCTCAAGTGATTTGAGAATATTGATCCCTTCTTGCAGTGAGTTCTTAGCACGTTGCACTTTAGTAACTGGAACCCTAGGTGTTGCAATACCTTTGGCTTCGTCATCTGCTAACTTCTCTGCAGTTTCCAAGTGAGTACGCACTTTATTAAACAGACTGCTAATCTGTTTTGTCCAGTAGCGTTTTGTTTCACGATCTACTTCACTAAGAACCTTCATTTCCTTAGCCAAGCAAGATTGCACATGCTTATTAAACGTGCTAACGATTGTTGCGTTGATTTGATCGTGCAACTTCTCATTAGGGTTTACTTCGCCCTTAGCAGGTTTAACTAGCATAGCAGTAGTGATACCACTTGAAATAAGCAGATCACTAGCTTTTTTCCACTTACCCTTCAATACTACCTCGGCACTAATAGCGTTAGCTAAAGCGGAAGCAGTAGCAGAGTTCATTACAGTAACTTGATTCATGGTATATCCAATCTATAAAATACTAGCAAGCAAGCGAGTGTTACTAGGTAACGCTTTACTCTTTACTTACTAGGACTCCAGTTTAGCTCAATAAGCTATCATATGTCAATGGATAATAGAGTTTAATAGAGTTTAATAGGTAGTCCGCCGACTACCAGCCCTGTAAAACCCGCCGATTCCAGCCCAATTTGATGACCCCACCCCCCGACTTTTCAAACTGGTTCCATCTAGCCTGCAAGGCTTACTATTTTGCGCACTACAAGCTATGTTTTTCAAATTCGGCCCCAAGTAAATTAAGTTACTAGGGTAAACCCTTACTCACTAATCAAGTTGTCGCTCGTAAGGTAAATATAGAAACACCCCCCGTCATCTTTTTTAAGTACCTAGCCCAAAAAATATTGTGTATAAAATTTTAAGATTCCTATGCACATTAAAAAAACATGTATACTTTGCAACATCTTCATCACGTCGGACTTGACTAGATGCAAATACATGTAGAGCCAGACTTGGCAATACCTTTCCCAGAAGACAATCTGGTACTAGCGAACTTCATTGAGAAGGCGCATGCAGCATGCCAATCCGCAGAATTTCTGGGGCTGGATATGACTCCGTCTGAAGAAGACCAGCTTAAAGCTGAACAGCTTGCCTATCAGGTAGCTGAGAATGAAGATAAGACAAACAAGAAATTAACTAAAAAAACCCAGACTCCTGCAACATATGGTCAGGTTAAGTCTATATTGGATGAGTTTAGTATTCGAGTAGTAGATACTGCCATGCAGATTAGGCTCTTAGTAACCAATAAGTTAATCTTAGATAGCGATTCACAAGACGACCGTACAAGATTAAGGGCTTTAGAGCTGCTAGGTAAGATCTCAGACGTAGGATTATTCGTAGAAAAGTCAGAAGTGACTATTACTCACCGGTCTACGCAAGATTTAGTGGACTCTGTACGGGCTAAAATCCATAAATTAATGAACCCACAGGGTATAGAAGACGTTAAAGCGGTCGAAGTGAATGGTGAAACCTTCGATTTAGAAGAAGAACTAGGCGTTTCTGAGGAAAAACCCGATGCTAATGCAGACGAGTGACCCTCTAGCGTCATTAACAGACGCTGAACTAGAGTTTTTAGCATCAAACCTTGATAAATTTGAGGATAACGATACAGAAGAGATTGATTTTGTAGTAGATGAGTTAGCAAATCGCAGAATGGCTAAGGCTTGTCGGGATGATCTGATTGCTTTTTGTTGCAAGATGATGCCAGACTACAAAGTAGGTAAGCACCACCGCATTTTGGCTAATGAGCTAATGGATATTGCCAATGGAGTAAAAGATAGAATATGCGTTAATATCCCACCACGGCACGGTAAGAGTCAGTTAGTATCTATTTACTTTCCAGCATGGTTTCTAGGTAAATACCCTGATAAAAAAGTACTGATGGTGTCCCATACAACTGACCTTGCGGTCGACTTTGGACGGAAAGTGAGAAACTTAATTGACACACCTGCATATAAATACATATTCCCAACAGTCTCTTTGGCACAAGATAATAAGTCTGCTGGGCGCTGGAATACTAATGTTGGTGGCGAGTATTTCGCTTGTGGTGTTGGTTCCGCTTTGGCTGGTCGTGGAGCCGACTTACTCTTGGTTGACGATCCACATAACGAACAAGATATTATCAACGGGAATTTTGACGTTTTCGAGAAAGCTTATGAGTGGTTTACTTACGGTGCTCGTACTCGTCTTATGCCTAACGGTCGTGTGGCAATTATTCAAACTCGTTGGCACCAAGATGATTTAACCGGTAAAGTTATACGGGATATGGTCCAGAATGAAGGATCAGATCAATACGAACGGGTCGAGTTCCCTGCAATTTTTAATGAAAATACTAAGGATGAACGGGCTTTATGGCCTGAGCAATATAGTTTAGAGGCACTTAGGCGTACTAAAGCATCAATGCCAGTATTCCAGTGGAATGCTCAGTACCAGCAGAATCCTACCTCAGAAGAAGCCTCAGTAGTTAAACGGGATTGGTGGAACATCTGGAAACAAGAGTCACCACCTTCTTGTGAATACGTCATTATGTCTTTAGATGCTGCAGCAGAAACCCACAACCGAGCTGACTTTACAGCGCTCACAACGTGGGGGGTATTTATGAATGAGGAGACTGGGGCATATAACATCATCTTGTTAAACAGTATTAAGAAACGCCTAGAGTTCCCAGAATTAAAAGATTTAGCCTATAGAGAGTATGAAGAATGGAACCCAGACGCATTCATTGTGGAGAAAAAATCTGCAGGAACAGCTCTATTCCAAGAACTTAGAAGAACAGGAATGGCAGTTAGTGAATATACCCCGCACCGTGGGTCTGGTGATAAACTGGCAAGACTTAATAGCGTAGCAGATATTGTTAGAAGTGGTTTATGTTGGGTTCCCGAACATAGATGGGCTGAAGAAGTAGTAGAAGAGATTGCAGGATTCCCGTTTATGAGTCATGATGACTTGGTTGACTCAACGGTAATGGCACTAATGCGGTTTAGAAACGGTGGGTTTATTAGATTGCCGAGTGATGAACCTGAAGATATTAAGTGGTTTAAAAGTAAAAAGAAGGCTTACTATTAATGGCTACACAGAAGTTCATGGGTAAAAACCAGCTAATAAAAAGACTTACCGCACAGGTTGGGTCGCAAGCTATGGCTATTAATATACTCAAAGATCGTGGTCAGCTTAAAGCCGATGGTAAAACTTTAACTGCAGCAGGTAAAAAACGTGATGACATGACTGCTAAACAACGTGCTGTAGATAGAGCTACTAAAGCATCGGGTAGGAAACCGAGCGAATATAAGTATGACCCAAAAACAAATAGAGCAACACTTAAGGACTAATTATGGCAATAGATAAAGCACTTTACCAAGCACCTTTGGGCATCGATAAACTTGCAGACGAAGAAGAACCGTTTGATATTGAGATTACCGTTGATGGTGAAGAAGAAGCAGAGTCACCAGAAGAAGAAGCTAAAGAAGAGTTTAATGAAAACTTAGCGGAACACATGAACGAAAGTGAACTGACAATGATCGCTAGCGATCTAGTTGGTGACTTTGACGATGACGTTGGTTCTCGTAAAGATTGGATTCAAACTTATGTTGATGGTCTAGAACTATTAGGTTTGAAGATTGAAGAACGTGCTGAGCCTTGGGAAGGCGCCTGTGGTGTTTACCATCCGCTTTTAGCTGAAGCATTAGTTAAGTTTCAAGCAGAAACAATGATGTCTATATTCCCTGCATCGGGACCTGTTAAGACTTTGATCATTGGTAAAGAAACACCAGATAAAAAAGAAGCTGCTGAACGTGTTCAAGATGATATGAACTATCAGTTAACTGAAGAGATGCCTGAATACAGACCTGAAACAGAACGTATGTTATGGGGCTTAGGTTTAGCAGGTAATGCGTTTAAGAAAGTATATTACGATCCAGCGCTTAAACGTCAAGTATCTATGTTTATTCCAGCAGAAGATATGGTTGTACCTTACGGTGCATCTGATCTAGCTAGCTCTCCACGGGTAACTCACGTGATGCGCAAAACTGAGAATGAGCTTAGGATCTTACAGGTTAAGGGATTCTATCGTGATATAGACCTTGGTGATCCAACTAACACACTAGATGAAGTTGAGAAGAAGATTGCTGAGAAGATGGGCTTCAAAGCTTCTGTCGATGATCGCTATAAGATTCTTGAGATGCACGTTGATCTTGATCTTCCAGGTTTTGAAGATACAGATGAGAATGGTGAACCCACAGGTATTGCTCTGCCTTATGTTGTAACTGTCGAGAAAGGAACGATGAATGTTCTTGCGATTAGAAGAAATTGGGAGCCGGATGATTCGACTCATCAAAAACGTCAACACTTTGTGCACTACGGGTATATTCCCGGTTTTGGTTTTTATTGTTTTGGTCTCATCCACCTTATTGGCGCTTATGCTAAAAGTGGCACTTCCCTTATTCGTCAGTTGGTTGATGCAGGGACACTTAGCAACTTGCCAGGTGGCTTTAAGACCCGTGGCTTGCGAGTCAAGGGCGATGATACACCGATAGCTCCGGGTGAATGGCGTGATGTAGACGTTCCAAGCGGTGCAATGCGTGACAACATTATGCCGCTTCCTTATAAAGAACCTAGTCAAGTACTCGCTGGTTTGATGGACAAGATTATTGAAGAAGGTCGTCGGTTTGCAAATACTGCCGATTTAAACCTATCGGATATGTCAGCACAAGCTCCAGTAGGTACAACACTAGCAATACTTGAACGTACACTCAAGGTAATGTCTGCAGTTCAGGCTCGTATTCACTTTAGTTTGAAGCAGGAGTTGAAATTACTCAAACACATTATTGCTGAATACACACCAGAGGAATATGATTATGATCCCGTTGAAGGTTCTCGTCGTGCTAAAAAATCGGACTATGATAATGTCGATGTCATCCCGGTATCGGATCCGAATGCGTCGACAATGGCGCAAAAGATCGTACAGTATCAAGCAGTACTTCAACTGGCTCAAGGAGCACCCCAACTCTACAATCTACCCCTCTTACACAGACAAATGCTCGATGTTCTGGGGATTAAGAATGCGGCAAAACTCATTCCAATGGACGAAGACCAGAAGCCGACCGATCCGGTTACTGAAAATCAGAACGTACTCATGGGCAAACCGGTTAAGGCTTTTGTCACGCAAGACCACACAGCCCATATAACGGTACATATGTCGGCAATGCATGATCCTAAGATTGCACAGTTGTTGCAAAACAATCCAGCAGCCCAACAGATTCAAGCAGGCATGATGGCTCATATTAATGAGCACTTAGGGTTCCAATATAGAGTTGAGATTGAAAAACAACTTGGTGCTTCATTACCAGCACAGACAGATAAGTCTGGCGAAGATATACCAATGGATCCTAAAGTTGAAGCTCAGTTGGCTCCGTTACTTGCACAAGCTGCTACTAAATTATTACAAGCAAACCAAGCAGAAATAGGTCAACAGCAAGCACAACAGCAAGCACAAGATCCATTGGTACAAATGCAACAACAAGAGTTGCAATTAAAACAGCAAGCGCAACAAGCACAGGAACAGAAAGACCAAGCTGAAATTCAGATTAAGAATCGCCAGCTTGATATAGAAGAGAAGCGCATTATGACAACAGCAGAAACTGCTATGAAGACAGCCGATTTAAACGCAATGTCTCAAGCAGCTAAGCTTCATAGTGAGAAACAAGGTCGCCGTATGGATCATCAGTTTGAAGCAGCTAAGACTATAGCTGACCATGAACATGAACATAAAGCGAATATGATGACTCACGCTTTTGGTATGGCAGATACCGTGCTTGGGCATGAGCACAATGCAGACATGCAGAGTGAGCAGTTAGCAGCACAACAGCAACAAGCTAAGTTACAAGCAGCTAAACCAGCCGACAAGGCTAAAAAACCTAAAGGAGAGTAATGGACAATCATTTAGATTACCTACTTAGAGAGTACCAAGAGCGTAGGGAATACTTAAGTTCAGCCCTAGCTCAAGGAAACATTCCGACAATGGAAGAGTACAGATATGTTTGCGGTCAGTTACGAGGTCTTGAAGCCGCATCCTTAATCATTACAGACCTCAAAAAACGATTGGAGAACTCGGACAATGAGTGAACTAAACCTTAGCCAAGCAGTGGACTTATCTGCTGTGCTAAACAAAGAAGCAGAAGATAGAGCAAAACAGCTACCTATGCCACAAGGGTATCGTATTTTATGTGCAATCCCTGAAGCAGAAGAAGCGTTTGAAAGTGGAATTATCAAGTCGGATGAAACACGCCGTGTTGATGAACTTTTAACTACAGTGCTTTTTGTGGTCTCTTTAGGCCCAGATTGCTATGCAGATAAAGTAAGGTTCCCTAATGGACCTTGGTGTAAACAAGGTGATTTTATCCTTGTAAGACCAAATGCAGGTACCCGTCTGGTAATTCACGACCGTGAGTTCCGGATTATTAACGATGACTCTGTGGAAGCCGTCGTGCAGGATCCGAGGGGAATTAAGCGTAAATTCATATGAGAACTGAAGCTCAAAAAGAATCTCGCCGTAAGTACGAGGCTAGCGCAAAAGGTAAAGCTGCTAAGCAACGCCACGAAGCTGCTTATAAAGCATCTGGTGGAAGAGCCAAAGCAGAAGAACGTCGTAAAGAAGTTCCTTTATCCCCCGCTAGAAAAGCAGCAAGAATAAAGTGGGCCAAAGCAAATAAGGACTATTTCACAGTAAATAGATCTTTTAGAAGATCTTTAGAACGTGATTTATCTGAGTTTGATAGGTTTGTTTTATTAGAAGCAGTTTCTTTAGCAAGATTACGTGAACATATAGTTGGCGGTAAGTGGCATGTTGACCATATTATTCCCGTATCTAAAGGTGGTACAAACACCGCTAATAATCTGCAAGTAGTACCCGCTGAATGGAATAGACGCAAATCTAATATCCATACACAGCAATTTTTTAACATTATTTAAGGAGGCGGACAATGCCAGATGCATACCAATTTCCCGATGAAATCGAGGATATTAAGGGTAAACCCCTAGAAGAATTAGAGATTGAGATCGAGGATGATACCCCCGAAGAAGATCGAAACCGTAAACCTGCTGACCCCGAAAAGGTTAGGCAACTAGAAGTTGACGTCGATGACTTAGATAAGTACAGCAAAGAAGCTAAAGATAAGCTTATTAAGATGAAGCGAGTCTGGAATGATGAGCGACGTGCCCGAGAAGCTGCAGAACGAGAGCGAAATGCTGCTATTGAAGCTGCTCAAAGGCTATTAGCTGAAAACAATCAGGTCAAAAAGATGCTTTCTAGTGGTGAAAAAGACTACAAGAATACTAAAAAAGACTCTGCTAAGCTGCAATTAAAAAATGCTAAAAAGGCTTATAAAGAAGCTTATGAAGCTGGCGATGCTGAAAAAGTAATGAATGCGCAAGCCGCTATTACTAAAGCGCAATTAAATTTAGAAAAAGCAAAAGATTTTAAGTTGCCCCCTTTACAGCAAGAACAATTTGTTGTACAACCTCAACAAGACTACCAAAATGTACCAAGAGACGAAAAGCTCGAATCTTGGCAATCGGAAAATCCTTGGTTCGGACAGGACGAGGAAATGACGGCAGCGGCTCTGGGACTCCATGAGAAGCTAAAACGTCAAGGTGTACAAATTGGGTCAGAGGAATATTACGCAACGTTGGACCAAACAATGCGAAAAAGATTTGCAGAAAATTTCGACCATGAAGATTCTGAAGATCAAGAAGTACGGGCAAAACCACGAGCAGACACGCACAGGGTAAAGCCATCAACGGTAGTAGCTTCGGCAACTCGGTCGACCGCACCGAAAAGAGTTAGGTTATCCCAGTCGCAAGTTGCGATTGCAAAAAAACTTGGCTTAACCAATGAGCAATATGTCCGTGAACTAATGAAAGTGGAGGCCTGACATGGCTACAAATAGACTTAATCGTGAAGCAGAAAACCGTGAAATTACAGAACGTCCTAAACAGTGGATGCCACCTGAACTTTTACCTGAGCCCGACAAGCAGGCTGGTTTCGCTTATCGTTGGATACGTGTTTCAATGCTTAATCAAGCTGACCCCCGTAATACTTCTGCTAAGTTTAGAGAAGGTTGGGAGCCAGTAAGTATTGAAGAACAACCAAAATTTAAACTGTTAGCTAATCCCAATGGTCAATTTAAAGACAACGTTGAGATTGGCGGGTTACTACTCTGCAAAATCCCAGAGGAACTTGTGGCACAACGTGCAGCTTATGAGGCTAAACAGACACAAGACCAATCGGAAGCTGTAGATAACAACCTAATGCGCCAAAGTGATTCGAGAATGCCAATCTTTATGGAACGGAAATCCTCGGTGACCTTTGGATCTGGTTCTCAATAATTAGGAGATTTACATGGCTTATCCTACTGTTTCAGGTCCTTATGGACTAAAGCCTGTTAACCTTATCGGTGGTCGAGTATTTGCGGGTTCAACCCGTATGTTCCCTATTGTTAATGGTTACAGCACAAGCTTGTTCAACGGTGACGTTGTAGCACTTGGTACTAGCGCTAATATTGGCGCTTTGGTCTCATCAACCCTTGCTTATAACGGTGCATCTGCTGTTAACGGCACGATTGGTGTATTTGCTGGCTGCGAGTATTCAACTACTGGTGGTCCAATCTATGGTAAAAACCGCTATCAATTCTGGCAAGCAAGCACTACAGCTACAGATGCGATTGGTTATGTAGTTGACGATCCTCAAGCTGTTTTCCAAGCAGTTTGTTTGTCTAACCCAGCTGGTACTGGTGGTTCTACAACCATTCAATACCTAAACCCAGCTTTCGTTGGTTCTAATGCTTATTACATTGGCGCCGCTGCTGGCAATACTGGTTCGACAACTACTGGCGATTCATCTGCTGGTATTGCAATCTCTGCTGCTGCCACAAGCACATCAGCGATTACACCTTTGACTACATCGGCTCCTTTCCGTATCGTAGGCGTTGTACCT